CCGGCCGCGTGACGTTGCACCTCCACACGGAGGTCTCATTATGACGCTCGGCATCCTGTTCTGGGTTCTCTACATCATCGCCACACTCTTCGGTGGCTGGTACTGGCGCGCGCAGCCGTGGCTGCAGGGCGTCGGCGTCGGCTGGATCCTGATCGGAATTCTAGGCTGGGCCACATTTGGAGCTGCAATTAGGTAGATGTCGTCGGCGATTGCTTGCTGCTATTGCCGCTTTATGCTTGGCAGTCATTCGACCTTTTTGGGCACGGCTAATTTTCAGGATTGCTTATTCATTTTGGCAGTATACATGATTTGCGTTAGGCTGGCAGGTCTTCGGCGCCGCGATCCGTTGACGCTTCACCGTTAGGTGTGGCATCCTCCGCGCTCTCAGCGATCAACCCACCGAGGAGCCAAGCCATGATTAACGCCGTTACGTATCTATCCGAGCATGCCAAAGTCTTGCGTGAAGGTGGTGCACCGCATCAGCAGCCGCTCGCTGCAGCGATCGAGGAAGTGCTTAACGAAGCACCTGCCGTAGCCGCTGTCGACACCACCGAGTTCGACAATCTCAAGGCGCAGGTTGCGACGCTACAGACCGAACTCGCCGACAGCAACGACAAGGTCACGAACCTGCAGGGCAACCTCGACAACCTGCTGCGCGTTCGCGACGACCTGCAGGCCCAGCTCGAGAAGGCCATGGCAGATCTGCACGCCGCCAAGGCAGCGAACACCGAGCTGGAAGCCAAGCTCGCCCGTGGGCCACTGTCGGTCGCTGCCGATCCGGTCGGTGGTCGCGGAGTGTATGATCCGAGCACGAGTGCGGTGGCCGCTGATGGCGCCGCCAGACCGCTGGTGTTCGATCCGGTCACGGGCGCCGTGCAGTCCGTCGGCTAATGGCTGACCACACTCTCGAGGAAGCGGACGTCATCAAGACGTTCCGCAATCTCCTCGCGGCATGCGTGAAGAAGCAGGGCCAGCTCAACAAGCTGGTCCTGTCGCGCGCCGACCTTGAGCGTGCCGGTGAGGGCAAGCTCAAGGTCGAGCAGCGCCCCGACGGCTCCATCCGCCTCTCGATCGAGAAGTCGCCGCCTAAGCTGCTGGTTAACTGACACCGATGACGCAGGTCATTGAATGGGGCGGCCACAAGGTCGACGTCGATCGCGGCCTCATGGAGATCACCCGCGAGGAGTGCGAAGAATCTTTGACGGTGTTCCTCATGCACGCTTGGCGCTTCATCGACCCGGCACCGTTCAAGTCGGGCTGGGTGATCGACGCGCTTGCCGAACATCTCGAGGCCGTCGCCGACGGTGACATACGCCGGCTCTGTATCAACGTCCCGCCTCGCTGTAGCAAAAGCTCAATTATTTCCGTGGCGTTCCCCGCGTGGGTCTGGGCGCAGTCGCACAAGGGACCGATCAGCGGCCCTTCCGCGTCGTTCCTGTGCGCGAGTTACGCCCACTCGCTTGCGCTGCGCGACAGCGTGAAGTGCCGGCGCCTGATCAAGAGCACGTGGTACCAGAAGATGTGGGGCGCGGGCTTTCAAATCGTGGGCGATCAGGACATGAAAATCCGTTTTCAAAATAACAAGGGCGGTGAACGCCTTATCACGTCGGTCTCCGCTGGTGTGACGGGCGAGGGCGCGGACTGTATCATCGTCGACGACCCCACGAGCGCGACCGAGGTGATGTCCGAGGCGGTCATTCAATCCACCAACGAGGATTGGTGGGACGGCGCAATGAGCACGCGGTTGAACGATCCGAAAACCGGCGCCTATATTGTCGTGCAGCAGCGTCTGGGCGAGAACGACCTTACGGGACACATCCTCGCCAACGATAAAAGCGGCGAGTGGTGTCATCTTATGCTGCCCATGGAGTTCGAGCCCGAGCGGTCATTCGTAACGTCGATCGGTTGGCAAGATCCGCGTGTCGAACCCGGCGAGCTCCTATGGCCTGAACGTTTCGGGCATGAAGAAGTACAACGGCTCAAAAATAACCTGGGCTCGTGGCGGGGTTCGGGGCAGCTTCAACAGCGGCCCGAGCCCAAGGGCGGCGGCGTCATCAAGCGCGACTGGTGGAAGCTATGGCCGCCTGAAGGCGAGTTGTTCAATAAGAAAGGCGAGCCGGTCAAACCGCTGCAGAACCCTGGCTGTAGCTTCATCGTGGCCAGCCTGGACACGGCCTACACCGAGAAGACGATCAACGATCCGAGCGCGCTCACGATCTGGGGCGTGTTCGCGGGCGACCCGATCGCGCAGGAAGTGCGCGCGAGCGACGAGCACAGCGTGCGCGTTTACACCGAGACGAGCACTCGCGTGATCCTGCTTCATGCGTGGGCGAAACATCTCGAGATCCATGCGCTCGTGAACGAGGTCGCGAAGAGCTGCAAGACCTTCAACGTCGACAAGCTGCTGATCGAGGACAAGGCCGCAGGGCACAGCGTGGCGCAGGAACTGCGCCGCCTGTTCTCCAACGAGCCATGGGCGGTGCAACTGATCAACCCGAAGAACCTCGACAAGCTGGCGCGGCTTTATTCGGTGCAGCATTTGTTCGAGGAAGGCATGATCTATGCCCCCGAGCGCACGTGGTCTGAAATGGTGATATCGGAAGTCGCGACGTTTCCCAACGGCAAGCGCGACGACCTCACGGACACAGTCAGTCAGGCGCTGCGCCACCTGCGCGATATCGGCCTGCTCCAGCGCGGCGTCGAGATCACGGCTGACGTGACCGAAGCAGTGCGGCATACTGGGCGCCCACCGGAGAGGCTGTATCCGTCATGAACACCAAGCACTTCGTCACGCCCGCCCAGGCGACCGTCGACAAACTGGCCGATCGGATCGGCGGCGGCGGGGGTTTTTACCGCGTTACGGTCTACACGGCGCCGGGCTGGCCGAACCCGCAGCGGCGGGTATATGAAATTGAGTCCGATTCTGCTAATGTGGCAGCCCTCAACGGTTTGCATCGGTTCGAGGAGGAGCTGAGAGAGCCTAAACCCTTCGTGGTGCACTGACGCATGGCTGGCCTCCTTCCCGGGCACAACATCCGCCTCGACGACAGAACCGATCGCTTGCCGGGTGAGCAATCGCCGGTCGAGGTCATGGTCGACGATACGCCGGATCCCACGCAGGATCGTGAGGTTCGCGACAACAAGGGCGAGCTGCTACGCATCGAGCATCCCGACGGCGCGGTGACCATTTCGGTCGACGGCGGCACGCTCAAGGGCGACGACGAAGAAGACGATCCCAACCCAAAGAACTGGTTTGCCAATCTCGCGGCCAAGATCCCCGACATGCAGGTCGGGTCGATTGTCGAGAAGCTGCTGCGCGGCATCGACGAAGATGTCACGAGCCGCAGCGACTGGGTGAGCCAGCGCGTCGAGGCGATGAAGATGCTCGGCCTCAAGATCGAATCGCCGGCTACGGGCGACAGCGCCGATGGCGCCGCGGTCGAGGGCATGAGCCGCGTACGCCATCCGCTGCTGCTGGAAGCGGTGCTGCGCTTTCAGGCCAACGCGATGGCCGAACTCATGCCGGTCGACGGCCCGGTCAAGATCCGCGACGACAACAACAACGGCGGCAACGCGGAAGATACGCTCGCCGACGATCTGCAAAAGGATCTCAACCACTTCCTGACGGTGACCGACAAGAGCTACTATCCCGACACCGACCGCATGCTGTTGAAGTTCGGTTTCGGCGGGCTCGCGTACAAGAAAGTCTACTTTTCGCCGATGCTCAACCGGCCGATCAGCGAGTACGTCGACGCCGATGAGTTGATCGTCAACAGCAACGCCGTCGACCTATCGAGTGCCAAGCGCGTCACGCACAAGATCATGATGATGCCGTCGCTGGTGCGGCGCATGCAGATCCTCGGCGTCTACCGCGACATACCTCTCAGTACGCCGAACGCGCCGACGCTCGACGCCGTCAAGGCGCAGGCCAAGAGCATGGAGGGCATCGCGCCCGACGCCTCGCAGCCCGAGGATCGCGATCGCGAGGTCTACGAGTGCTATTGCGAACTCGACTTGCCGGGCTACGAGCACCAGTGGCACGGCAAGGCTTCGGGTCTCGAAGTTCCCTATCGCGTCACGATCGACGTATCGTCGCGACAACTGCTCTCACTGGTGCGCGACTACGACCGCGACACCGCGGACCTGCCGATCAGGCGCGAGACCTTCGTCGAATACGTCTTTGTGCCGGGCTTCGGCTACTACCCGATCGGGTTGGCGCAGATCCTCGGCAACACGACCAACGCCGTCACGGCAGCGTGGCGCATCATGCTCGACAACGGCATGTTTGCGAACTTCCCCGGCGGCCTGATCGCCAAGGCGGCGGGGCGGCAGAACACCAATATCCAGCGCGTGCCGCCAGGCTCGTTCATCCCGGTCGAGACCAACGGCATGCCGATCGGCGATGCGGTCCATCCGCTGCCATACAACTCGCAGGGCATGCCCGCGATGATGGCGTTGACGCAGGACATGGTAGCGCAAGGCCAGCGTGTCGGCGCCACGAGCGAGCAGCCGGTCGGCGAAGGTCGGCAAGATGCGCCGGTCGGCACGACGCTGGCACTGATCGAGCAGGCGCAGAAGATCCTGAACTCGGTGCACAAGCGGATGCACGGCGCGCAGGCGCGCGAGTTGCAGCTGATCGCCAAGTGCTTCAAGGAGCACCCGAAGAGCTTCTGGCAGCAGAACCGCACGCCCACGCGGGCGTGGGACGAGGAGACGTTCCTCAA